AGCCATCATTTGAGCTTTTCTAGCAGACCATTGACCGGGTCTTCCACCCTTGCCACCTGCTTTAATTCTATTAAATATACTTTTTCTTAAACCGGGCTTTGTATAGTTACCCGCTTCATTAACTTTACTCTTTGATTTTTTCTTTACTCTACCGCCTTTTTTTAGCTCTAGAGTCTCAAGAGTTTTTGCCTGACCTGCATGTAACTTAGATGCCTTTTTTAATCCTGATATTACCTTATTTACTTTAGATTTAAGGGGACCACCTGCTTTCATACCTGATCCATCATCATAGTCATTAGACTTTCTTAAAATTTCTAAATCTCCAGCATCGCTTCCTGAAGTTAAAAATCCACCTGTTTTTAATCTTGTAACTTTCATTAAGCTCTCCTATTAACTTTCTTAGCTTTACTTGTTCTAGCAAAAGATCTGTTAACTGACTTAGATTTAACTACCAGATTCTTTTTTTTATTATCTTTAGGATTACCGTTCTTGTGAGCAACATCTTTACCATCGCCCTTAGATACTTTGCCTGCAGTCTTCATCTTAGATCTAGCAGTATTTCTACTAGCTCTATTCTTTTTTTGATCTGGCTTTTTATGATACTTATCATACTCACCACGATAATTACGATTGGGCATCTTGAATCTCTTTTAATTCTTTTACCCACTCATAACCAAACTTACTTTCCCACTGCACATCTTCTGATATAACAGCTTGACATGTTGTGCATTTAATAGTGGTTGCCTCTGTTTCTTTTATTGCTGTCTTACAAATAGGACATAATTTATCAATCATTACACAGCCCTCGTCTTACCTCTCATTGCACAACCATCTATTGATCTAGTTCTTTTTAATGGACCCCCTGCATACATTCTCTTCATTCCTGTCATTTTATTAGATGACAATGGGGTCATTTTATTAGCTCCAGCCATAGCCAATTTTCTTTTCTTTGCTTCTTCTCTTTTATCTAGAGCAAGAGCGCCAATAGGACTCATGCCTGTTTTACCCAACGCTGCAGCAATACCAGATATAGGACCTTTACCCTTCATTATACTATAAGCAGGAGAAAATGTTTCTAACATCTTGCCTATATTTTTCTTTATTACAGGTTTATTTTTAGTAATGTTTGTTGTTTTAGAACGATATTCTACTGAACCATCAGTGCTAGGCTTAACATACTTATCCATATTTGTTCCGGTTCTTTTACCCGTGCCATATTTTTTTTCTGCTATAGGATCTCCGGCTGCGACTCTTGTTGCATTTTTCCTTATTTTTTTAACTTGCGCCATATCTTTTGATAAAGTTCCGGGAAGATCTTTAAGGTAATCCATTCCTTTCGATTTTGGAGCATTTTTATTTTGATAAGCTACAGAAGCTCTGTATTTAGCAGCTTTGTTTAATTTTTTTTGATTCTTAGACATTCTATTTCATCCTCTTCATAGATCCGCCATAGCTTTTCTTAACAATTACGTTTCTTTTCTTATCACCTCTTTTTACATTACCAGCACCTGCTGATGGAGCAACTCTCTTAGGAACTACAGGACCTTTCTTTCTTGTTTTACCTTGCTGAAAGTTCATGTAATCACGAAGACTTAATCCTGATTTCTTTAACTGCTCTTTAGTTACAACAGGACCCTTCTTAGGCTTGGCTTTTCTTACAATTCTAGGATCGACAGTTGCGCCTGCTTTTTTACCCATAAATTTTGTAGACTCTTTTTGAGACTTTATTAATTTATCTTTCTTAGAAGTCTTAGCATCAGCTAATTTTCTAATAGGACTTTTCTTACTGTCAGGAACCTTTTTCTTAGAGCCAGTAAAGAAACTTTTAAATCCAGCAACTAAGTCGTCACCTATTTTTTTCTTTTTAAGATTCTTTGGTCTTGGTTTTGGTAATGCCATTTTACTTCCCTTCATTTGTTGTTTCATTGAAGCTCTTGATATCATTATTTAAGTAACGCTAACAATTCTGTTACCGCCCCTGTATTAGTTACTGCTATTACTGCCAAAGCACCAATCAACATCCACTTAGCTTGAAAGACTGCTCTTTTAATATCTGTCATATCTGATCTTAATTCATCAACATGCTTTACAAGATAGTCTTGTTTAGATTTCCATTCAGCAAATTCTATTTGCAAAGACTGAACATTTTTCTCCATTAACATTTCCACCTTCTTCTAGCTTGTCTTAGACGACTATTAGGATTCTTTGCGGCTTTAGGAAACTGCTTCATTTGCCCTGCTGACCTTGCACAATAAGACTTACGTCTCTTAGCTGACTTACTACCGGGCTTTACTTTACCAGTGACTGCTGTCTTTAGCTTAGATCCGGGATTGTCTTTTCTATATTTAGCCACACCTTTCTTAGTCATGCCTGCCCCTGACTTAGTAGGGCGTTTATGACCTCCACCTATGGAGTGGCCTTTCATTGTGCCTTTTGTAGCCATGACTATATCTAAGCGTAGAATATAGTTATGTTATCAGCTACATCTACTGTGTATTTAACACAAGCTCCACTCGCAAACAAAACACCCTCAGATGGTATTGAGAAATCTTTAGTTGTATTTGCTGTTCCAAGAGTTCTTGATTTAAATAAAGTAGTACCACTTTCTGGTGCGCCATTAATAAACTCTACATCACCTGCTGTGCCACCTGATACTATAGACATTCCCTTGAGCCTCACTCTATTAGAACTTTCTATAGCTTGAGCGCACAATGTTCCAGAGCCAACTTTAATATTAGCTGCAAACTGCGCAGAACTTGTAACTGATGTAACTGTTAAAAACAAACTTGCACCTGCTACAGCTTCTGCAGATCCAGTTGATGTAATGATTTCTGTTAAAGCGTTACCAAAGACATCTGTGCCAACAACAGTATTTGTTTTACCATTATCACTAGTGCCAGTTGTAGTTACTATAACATTTCTTGCTGCACCTCCAGCAAATGTAGTATTTGCCATTGTAGCCGCTGTATTAGGTCTAGCTGCAGTAACTAACCTGTCATCATCTGATGCGTTTTCATCACTGATGGTCAGAGCCAGTACGTCTGATCTACCTGCCATATTTCTCTCCTTAAAAAGATGGGGGACTAGCCCCCATAATTAAGCTGCGTAGCCCATTAATTCTATAAATAACTTACCAGCACTGTAATCTGCATCTGTTGCAGCACCTGTGGTTAGATATAAGAATTGATCTGCGGCTGGAACAGCAGAGAAGTAAACTTTGCTTCCTAATGTTGCATCACCAGAGTTTACCAATAATGTTTCTGCTAAACCACTAATTGCAGCATCTTCAACACCTGTGCCTTCATCAGCAGAGTGTATGTTAATGTCTGGATCACCGCCTGCTGGTGCTTCAAAACATTCCATACTACCTGTTAAGATTGTACCGTTTTGTGCAGCAGTTATCTGACCAATGTGACAAACCAATGCAGTTCCGTTAACACCAATGATGTCACCAGATCCTGTTGATCTTAAACCTGTTAGGTCAATTAAAATTTTTGTTGTGATAATTCCACCAACTCTTTGAACGGCAGTTCTATAGATAGTTCCAGAACCAGTTGTAATACCTGTTCCTGCTTCTACAGAGAGTGTATTGGCATCAAAGGATGCAACACCAGTTGAGTTGATACTTGAGAGGGTTGTGATAGCACCATTTGTGCCATCTTTAGAAATGGATGTGAATCCACCTTGTGAACGGACTGGTCCGTTAAACGTTGTATTAGCCATGTAAATCTCCTTATCTTGGCAAATGTCAGTTACACAATGTAACTGTTAAGGGAAAAAGTAAAGGGGCGATTTACGCCCCTCTATATTAATTTATTTAGGCACCCGGTGAACCGTACATACCTAGTGGATCTGATACACCAAATGAATATCTCTCACGGGCTTTGTATCTTACATTACCTGTGTTGAAATCTCCATCCATTGCAGTTGACATAGGTGTTCTTACGAACATCTTCATTCCATTAGGAACATCTGTAGTCAAGAAGAAAGCATCTGCATCTGTTAAATAGTGATTAACAGAATAGCCTTCTGGGATTGACCCATTTGATCTTAATGCATTTGTGTCATTATCTGCACTTGCTACTCTTAATTCTGATTGTAGAATTCTTGTAGCAACAAACATTAATGCTGGTGGAATGATTAACTTTCTAGGTCTTGCTGCAATCAATAAGCCTCTTTCGTCTACGAAAGCTGCAATATCAATAACGGCTTGCTCTAATGAAGTTTCATTCAAGTCAGCACCAGATGTTGGTCTGTTACGGTTGTTTCCACCTTGCACAGTTGGGTGATCTGTATCAAATAAGAACTGACCATCGCCACTTGTGAAAGTGTCAAAACCTGTATTAAGCAATGAAGCTGCTTTTGTTTGCTTGGTATAAGCCATAGCTCTTGCTAATGCTTTTGTATATCTCGCTGATAGTGAGTCATACAAGTTATCTTCCATCGCTTCTTCAGTGATAGAGAAACCCATTGCAACAGTTTCATGGTTATATCTAGCAGTAAAAGACTCTTGAGCTGTATCATATGATATAGCTGCGCCCTCTTGCTTGATTGGTGCTGCACCAAATCCTGACAATTTGACTTCTTCTTCAAAGCTACGCTCTGAATTTTCAACGTCATAGATTTCTGCATGTTCGTCTTCGTACTTTTGATACTCTAAACCAAAAAGTGCGTTTAGACCCGGTAACAACTCTTTAAGGAGTTGCGCTCTTGAAATAGCCATAGTTCAATCTCCCTAAGCTGCTGATGGTGCGGTACCAGAAACGACACCGATACCAAGTTGATGACCTGTATTAAATTTACAAACCATTATAGGAAAAGCTGTACCTTTTTCATCACCGTCAAATCCACCTCTGAAATCAACAATTCTAATTGGTAAAGCCGCTGTAGTTGCTGTAGTACTGATATCTAATGAAACTCTGGAAATACCTAAAGTTGCATTTAATGTACCTTGTACTAAAGCTGCGTTTGCTGCTAAGTCATCATCATTAACAGAACCATCTGCTTGAATTTCAAACAAGATGTTAGGATCATCACATACATATGCCATTCCATTAGTATGAGCTGCGCCTGACCATTGCTGGTTAAACTGTGTTTGACCTGTACTTAGATCAGTGTATCTACATCCTAAGAAAATTCCTATAGGTGTACACGCTGTAGTGCCAGTATCTTTTTGGATAGTGGTAGTTGCTCCGGCATCGTTAAGTTTGACGACATCACCGAAGGCTATTCCTGTGGTGTAAGTACTCAATATTGGATACTGACGGAAAGAACCATTGTAATTTCCGGACATGTTTCCAACTGGTCTTAAACCGAAGGGAGCTGCTGTTGCTGACATTTCTGTCTCCTTCAATAAAAAAGTTAAAATTTAAATCTTTATTTGCGTGTGCTTTTCTCTGGTCTGAGTACTGGCATACGTGGATCGGATTCTCTCATGTAATTATTATCAACGGCTGCCATTTGACT